GTTTTCAGTCCCTGGTGATTTTTCAGTGTCCCTGGCTCCTTTGAGCGGGGATTGCTTCGGTCGTGACCGGGTGTGTTGAGTATGACTCGTGTGAACGTCCTCGTCTTGCGCGAGGGGGACGTCGCTGGGCTTGCTCCCAAGAGCTTCATTCTTTGGATGAAGCGCGCACACTTGTGCTGACACGTGATGCCCTGCGGGCTGGTGGCCGTGACTTAACCGATTTCTATTCATGATCGTGCCTTCCTTTCGGGTCCGGACTTTGTTAGAGTGAGTCATGATAAAAATGCTAAGAAAGATGGTGAGTATGACGGACTCCTCCGTTGGGCGAGGTGCAGACGCCCGCTGCTGCCACGGTAAAACCGTGGCAAGGCCGACCCGGGAGCTGTCCCATCAGTCGGAAAACTTGTGTCAGGCGTCCTAGCAGTTGTGCACGCGGACCTGTCAGCGGATGCTGATGATTATGACGGTATCACCGGCTCTAAGAGCTAGAGGAAAGTCCTCATCTGCGTTTGGGCAGTGGGACGACAACGGTACTCTCCTCCTCTGGGGGGGCCAGGGGGAGTTGGACGTTGCGGCTTTCCTCGGCGCGGAGTGCAGCTCGGGTGTACTCTACCTTCTCGGCTCTCAACCTGGCTTGCTGTACCTTGAAGATGTGTTCAGGGTCCTGAAAGCGAGCCATGGAGAGTCTGTACTCGAAGGCCTCATCCGTCCCGTGGAAGGTGACGGAATCGAGACCAGTCATGCCGTCTCGGGTGAGGGCTTGATGGTACTGGTCTAAGAGGTCACGATAGGCGATCTCCTCATCGGTGAGCCCGAGATTGGCGACCACGGCAGGGAGCCGAGGAGCCATGAGGAGGATGTCGTAAGTGACCCAGAGTTCACCGGCTGTGAAAGCTGAGGGAGCACCGGTATTGTAGCCACGCATGCTTCCCCACCAAAGGGACGAGAGGTCCTTGGTGGTGCCGGTACCGGAGTACACGAATTTCACCGGTATGACAGTCTCGTCTGGCGCGCACTCAATGGGGATGAGTTGCGCGGCGGCTGGGGAGCCGGAGGAGGATCCCTGACAGGCAAGAAGCTCTACTTTGGTGTTGGTGGCCG